TTTAGATTTATTACCTGTTAAAGGAATGAGATTTGATCTCACTCCTAAAGAACAAGAAGATATTATGCAACAATATCTAATAGATGAATATTTGGATGAATATGTTATATATAATGGTAAATCTCTAAGGGAGAATCTTGAAGAAGCTATTATGTATTGTTGTATTGTAGATGATGTAATGTTTGTATATAATGACAATACAGATGAAAGAATAGTTTTAATAGATTTAGTTGAACAAGAAACTTGGTAATTTAAAATTGAAATTATTATGAATGCAAAAGAAGAATTTTTAAGGCATACAAAATGTACAGAAGGTTTTTCTGTATTATGTGCCATAATAGATTATGGACATTCTTGCTTTTATGAAGAAGATGAAAAAGCTCCAGAGAGTATTATTCTTAAAAAAGAATATAATTCTGCTGACTATGAGGCATTTCTCAAGCTATTAGATTTTGAATATGATCATGGTTTTGGTGGACAAGAACTATTTGGTGTAATTTGGTACACAAATGGTAATTGGAGCAATAGAAGTGAGTATGATGGAAGTGAATGGTGGACATATAACAGATGTCCTGAAATTCCTAAAGAATTGTCTTAATTTATAAACTCAAACAAACAAACACAATGGAAAAGATTTATTCAAGTAAACAGGTAGATGTAGATGTACAAATCTATGACAAAGCAGATGAGAGATATTTTCAGGATGAAAAACTTTCTGCACAAATCCTTATGAGTACAAGGAACAAAAGACTTAAAATAAGAGACTATAATAACTCTTTTAATAAAGAGAAAGATTATAGAGGATTATTATAAAATGTTTGAGTTTCCGAAAGGTGTAGAAATATGCTGAGTAGGAAACTCTTTTAAAAACTTAAAGCACATGAAAAATTTAAATCAAACAAAGATTGTCAAATTAATGAAATTTGAAGGTGAAGCTGATTATAAAAAATTAAAAACTTTACCATTCAATAGAAATTTTCATTATAGATTAGATTTAGCTTCTTCTATGAATAAATATGGCTGGTTAGGAGCTATTGGTATTATAATGACTGATGTTGTTACAGGGAAAATGGAAATGTATATTTATGATGGACAACATAGAGCTATTACAGCTTTGCAATTAGGTATTCCATTTTATGGTATAGTAGAAACAGTAACATTTGAAGGTATAGCTAATACTGTACAATTTGTAGCTGATCAAAATACTACACAACATAAATGGTATCCAACAGATTATGTAAATGCTTTCTGTTATTTGAATTTTGAAGATTATAAATATCTTGTAGCTACAAGAGCAAAATGTCCATATACACTCACTGCAGTAGCAGGTATGTTAACAGGTTTTAGAGGTAGAGGTATCGTTGCTGATATTTTACAAAATGGTACATTTAAAGTTCTTCTTAAAGAAGAAACTAATTACACATTATCTCTTGCTGCAAGGCTAAGTAAATATGGAAAAATGTCTTCAAGAATGGCAATGGCATTGCATTATGTTTCTTCTCTTAAAAGCTTTAATGAAGAGAAATTTGAAATTAAATATGCTGCTAATTATAAATGCATTAAAGAATTAAGACTTGATGATTATACTGATATTTTCTCCACTTGGTTATAATGGAAAATTCTTTAAAAATTCTTAGTTATGAAATGGATAGTATTAATAATAGGAATTATTTGGAGTTTATCCTCTATAAATAGTCTAATATGGTTATCTAAAAAAGAAAGAATATTTCTTGATCTTCATCCTTTATTAGGATTTCTTTTAGTAGGATGGATAATGGTAATTATTACCATATTTATAATACTAAGTGTTATATATTGGTAATGGGAAATTACTTGTTAATGCTGATTGTTATTATCAGTGTATTTTATATTGCATATTTAATATTTTATTATGAAAAAGATTAGTTATGAGACATATAGCAAAATATTAATTGCTATGGTTGTTAGTTTAATTGTATTATTAGTAATTTATAAAACATTTAAATTATGAAAAGATCTACAGTTATTGTACATGATATTGAGAAGATTGAATTGGGTGTTATATTTAAAGCAATTGGTATAGTTGGCTTAAACGATACCAATTTTACCATTATTCATGATGATAATGGTCTTCATTTGGGAATTGATAATGCCTCATATGAAGAAGAAAGGCATAAAATATTGATTCTCTATATTGAGAATTTAATCAAAGAAAAGAAATTTGAAAACGAATTATAGCTATATAATTAGCTATATTTGTAACAGTAAATGGTCGAAATCTATCCCTGAAGTACTAATTAACCAGATTAGCTTCAGGGATTTTAATCTAAATCAATGGACAATATATCATTTAGTAAGAATATGGCATCCTATCCTATGGATGACCAATTAGTAACAAGAAAAGAAATAATCTTTCCTGTTAAGAGTATAAATATAAATCTTGCATTATCTTTGGATGTGCAAATAGCACTCATCAATGATGTTATTTACAATATAGATGATATTTATAAGCAACATGCTCATAAAGAACTATATGATGTGAAGATATATTTAGCAATGGTTAAAGGACTATTAAAAAATATCAAATGAAAGAATTAAATTATATTAAATGTCCTTATTGTAAAGCTGATTTTAGTAAAATTGTAATTAATGATAAAGCCCTCAGATATAATGAAGGTAAACTTGATTGGACATTATTAGATTTTAATAGTCTTGTTCCTTTAGTTGAAGTGATGACATATGGTAAAGAGAAATATGGTGAGGGTAATTGGCAAAAACAATGTGACAATCCAAATCAACATTTACAATCAGCAATAAGACATTTAATTGCTCTTATTGGAGGTGAAGAGATTGATGGAGAGAGTTTTTGTAAACATACAGGACACATTATGGCAAATATGATGATGTATAATTATCATGTACATAAGAAGTCTTAGAAATGGTCAATATTGTGTAATGCCTGATATGTATATTGGAACATATGCACAATGCATGGATTATGTAAACTTAAAAAAATAATATATTATGGTTCCTACTAAAATTTATTTACACAAAACCCATGCTGAAGAAAGCAAATTCTCTAGTGTAGCAAGAAATGTTCCTTACATTTCTGTTGAAGCACTCATCACCTGGATGGAGAATAACAGACTTAATAAAAATCCATTGGCTTATGACAGATATAGTCATGGACAAAATGATGCATTCAAAGATATGTTGGCTTTTATTGTTCAAGACCATGAACAATGAGGGAATAATGTGTCCTAAATGTGGAGTGTTTCATTATAATATTGTTTGTCCTAATTGTGGGGCAAATTTAAAACATTCTATTATGTATAAATTTGATAAAAGCTCTCTTCAATTTGTAAGAGTGAAATGGCTTGATTTAAGCATTAAACTGTTTATAGGGATAGTTGTATCCATTTTAGTATTTGGACTCACTATACAGCCTAAAAAGCCTACAGAAACAGAAATATTAGTCTATGTTAGTCAGCACAATCAATTTTCTGAAGAAAAGCTGGTAAATATGATAAAGGAATTACATTTTGCATTTCCATATATTGTATATGCACAAGCAGAGCTTGAGAGTGGATTCTTTCAATCAGCTATATTCAAAGAAAACAATAATTTGTTTGGTATGAAGACTGCTGCTATAAGAATCAATAATTCTAAAGGAACACAGAATGAACATGCTTATTACAATACATGGACTGAAAGTTTATATGATTATGCATTGTATAGTGCTACATATTTGTCTTCATTGAAGAATGAAGATGATTATTTTGATTATTTATCAAAATTCTATGCACAGGATATACACTATGTCATTAAATTGAAGAATATTATTGAAAAACAACAATTAAAATCTAAATTTCAATGAATAAACCCTAAACATTGATGGTTTGTGATGTGACCAATCGTGCAATGGCTTTCACATAAAGATGATTACAGTGATGTAATACGTATTGCCTCATGTGAGAAGTGAGGTTGTGGAATTAAGAAGAGTTAGAAATAGCCGTACACTCTTACAATACGAATGAGTTTCTCAGCAAGATGATTAATCGCACTACAACACATGATTATGCCTAGGCATATAGTTCGCTGTTTAAAGATGTGGATAACCATTGTGACCCTACTCTCTTATTATAAGGCTTGGCAGTGCCCGAAACTGTAACAATAAGACGAGAGGGTGCTAAATTAAAATTATATTATATGGAAACATTATCGTACACAGATCTTCCAGAGTTTAAAGCTCTTTATAAAAAAGCTCTTAGAGAAGAAAAGAATGAATTTCTTTTTAAAAATCAAAGAGTGTTGGTTAGTTATGCAAAATATTTAATAGAATATCTAAACTCAAGACAATGAAATTTGAATGTAAATTATGTACAGAAACTTCTGATTTAGAAGTAACAGAAAGTCAACTATTTCAATGGAAACAAGGAGCCCTTATTCAAAGAGTATTTCCTTATTTAAATGCTGATGAAAGAGAATTAATAATGACAGGAATGTGTGGTAAGTGTTATGATGAATTATTTTATGATGATGGTGATGAAGAATAATCAGGATGTCTATTGGACAATGAAGAATGGGGAGTCAATTAGTGTTGATCTTATGACAAGACAACATTTAATCAACACACTTAAGAGAATCATTCTAAATGATGAGCAAATTAAAAGAAAAAAAGAAGAATATATTCTTAATGGAGAAATGGCTCAGGATTTTAATGATAGCTATCCTGAGGATGAAGAAGATTTAGCTAATAATCCATTTTATAATGAAAACTATATCTGATGAGAAACCTTGAATACTGGTTTGACTATTATGTTGGTTATTTGTTGTGTAATCCTGCTTATTTGAATAGATATCATGAATATATGATAGATAAATATGGAGAAGATAGGTATTTAAACAAAAAAAACTAATTTTACACATTACACACTTAAACTTATTATTATGTTCTTCATTATTACTTTTCTTCTGTTATCTATTTGGGTATTTGGTGGCTTAATTGCTGTTGCTGTAATGTTAATTCGTAGTTTATATCATCCATTATGGGATTCTTACACTATAAAAGAATTCATTATTGGATTCATTGGATCTTGGTATACTGTTGCTATTCTTGCTGATATTATTAAAGATGAGGATTTATGAATATTGAATTCAATATATTTGTTGCTATTATTGTAGCAGGAATATTTCTGTTTATACTAGGACTATTTATTACTAATAGAGCAGACAATGCAAGAAAAAGAAAAAGAAAAAGCTAAACAGCTTATTGATGAAATGCTTACTCATGTTACTATTGATAAGTTCACTGTAAATCTTGCAATAATGTTAGCTGAACTTGAATGTAGAAATATAATTTATGAATTAATTCTGTTAAAGGATTATGACATGAGTTATATTACTAAAAGAGAAAGATTTTGGTATAATGTAATCAAATGCATTAGAAATTATGGCTTGGATGATAATGGACAGTAATGGATATATTTTCATATATATTAATAAACCCATTAACATACAAGGAACCTGGATTCCTTTAGATTTGAAATTTGCAGAATTAAAAAACCCTTCTGATTCTGTATTCTTAATAGATGCTTATTTAACCCCTGATTCACCAGCAATACAAATTTAATATGTACTATTCAGCAGAACTTGTTTTGCAGAGCTATAAGCCTTTGTATCTTGAGAAAGGTATGCTCTTTTTAAATGACAAAAAAGAACTATGGGAATTCAAAAATACTATTCTCAGTGAAGACAAATTCTTCATTGAGAATGGTTATCCTTTTGAATTAGCTGTTATTGATGACAGTGGACTAATTATGGCTGAACACCATGAAATAGGATGGTGGGATGTTGGAGAACATTCAGATGAATTAAGAGATATCACTATTAAAGATATAAATGATGTGTTTGATCTGTATGATGGAATGATAGAAATAGAAATCATTGATTATGTAGAAAATGCTGTTCCTAAATTAGTGAATGATAAAGTGATATTGAGATTACCAGAAGAAGAATTTTATGAGGAAGAAGTTCCTGAAAGAAATGGAGAAGATTGATTATGGAAGAATATATATTAGCTTATAAATCTAAATGGTGTAAAATAGAAATAGTTGATTCAACACAAGGTATGAATAAAGAAGTGGCTGAAAAAAGATTAAGGGCTAAAATATATCTTGAAAAAATGTCAAAAGAAGATTTTGATTATTACAAGAAAAAAAAGTAAATTTGAGATTCCCTATCCTTTGCTTAAAGGGTAGGGAATTATTGTCTCACATTTAAAACTATTTGCTATGGGAATTGCATTATGCATTGGAGAAGATTGTCCTCTAAAAACTGATTGCTACAGGTTTCTTGTAAAATCTGATGTTCCTACCTTTGTAGTCCCTCCTTATGATGAAGAGAAAAAAGATTGCTCATATTTTTGGGCAGATATAATTTAAACAAATGAAATTCATAATAACAAAAGATCTTTCTTATTTCAAAAAAATAGGAGAATATAACTATTGCCAATTGGCAGATATGATCTTGCCCAATATTATAGCATTAGACAGTGAAACTACAGGTCTTATGGCAAGACATGAAGATATATTTTGTATTCAAATAGGAACAGGAGAAAATTGCTATCTCATAAAAATGTATGACAATGATTATACATTCAATGATCTCATTCCTTATTTAGAAGGTAAAACACTTATATTTCATAATGCATTATTTGATCTTGGATTCTTTTATAAATACAATTTCTTTCCTGAAAACATTAGGGATACATATTTAGCAAGCAGAATTCTCAACAATAACAATATTGAAAATAAGAAGAATGACTTTGGTGCTGTAATGGAAAGAGAAATTGGTGTCAAATATGATAAGACAGAACAAAAGAACATAGCTACAGTAAAACTAAGTCAACCTACAACAATTGAATATTCATTTAATGATGTAGATCGTCTAATAGATCTTCATGATACTCTTGAAAAGAAATTAATTGACAGAGGACAAGAAGAAACTTATATGCTTCATTGCAGATACATCAGAGCTCTTGCATATATGGAGCAATGTGGTATGCCTGTTAGTTCTCAATGCTGGAAAGAAAAGATGATTGTAGACCTTGAAAACACTCTTAAATCAAAGAAGACAATTGAAGAATATATATTTGACAATATTCCAATATTTAAAGACAATCAATTAGATCTTTTTGATTCTGTTAAAAGAATTACTATTAGTATATCTTCTCCTTTACAAATGTTAAAGGTGTTTGCTTTCCTGCAAATTAACACAAAAGACAAAGATGGTAAAGATAGCATCAATGAAAATATAATCAGTAAGAGTAAACATGAGTTTGTTCCTATGTGGTTAGAGTTTCAAGAAGCTAATCATAGAGTGTCAACATTTGGAGAAAAGATATTTTCTCAAATAGAAAATGAGAGAGTGTATACCAATTTCAATCCTATGGTGGATACAGCAAGACTTTCTACCAGAAGAGGAAATATAAATTTCTTAAATTTTCCTTCTGATTCTATTACAAGAAGCTGTTTTGTTGCTAATGAAGGTAATGTAATGGTAGTATGTGACTGGTCAGGGCAGGAAACGATCATCTCTGCTGATTTCTCAAATGACAGAGCTATGATGGATTCTGTTATTAATGGCTCAGATTTACATTGTGCTTTTGCAAGAATATTATTTCCTAAGCTCAAAGAACTATCTGATGAAGAAATAATCAAGAAACATAAAGCTAAAAGACAAGCAGCCAAGGCTCCAAGATTTGCTTTTCAATATGGTGGTAATGCATTCACTATCCATATGAATGAAGGAATACCTCTTGAAGATGCTGTTAAAATAGAAAAAGCTTTTAAACTTCTTCATAGTGGTCTTTATACATGGGGAGAAGAAATATATAAAGAAAGCATTGAAACAGGATATATAACATCTGTTGATGGATGGAAATTAAAACTTCCTGAGTTTGATAAGTTTAAAACTCTTGGTGAAAAAGTTAAGAAAATATCAAAAGCTCAATGGGCTATTTATAATCAAGGAAAAGAACAATACAAGAAACATAAACTTGATAAGAAATTCATTATTACAGATAGAAAGAGTTTTACATTTTACAAAGAAAGAAAATCAGAAGTATCAGGATTCTTTAAGTTAAAATCTGAATATCAACGTTTATGCCTTAATAATCCTGTTCAAACAGCTGCAGCACATCAATTAAAATTAGCTACATCTCTATTCTTTGAATGGATTTTAGATAACAATTTGCTTTGGAGAGTAAAAATAGCTAACACTGTACATGATGAAATCATTCTTGAATGTGAGGATTCTTTAAAAGACATAGTAAAAGAAGCTCTTGAAGAATGTATGATAGAAGGAGGTAATTATTATTTAAACAATTTAACAATTAAAGCTGATGCAAAATATGGAAATTCCTGGTATGAGGCAAAATAGTAATATGAAAACAATATTTGATAAAATAAACAGAGAAAATGCAGGATATCATCTCTTTGATTATGAATTAGAACTAATTGGTAAGACAAGAGTGGATATTCTTGATGTTGAGAATTGGAAAACAGAATGGTCTTTAACAAGAAATCAATATGATATATTCAGAGATCATGCTATTAGAGCTCTTAAGAAAGTGTATAAGTTTCGTAAACAAAGAGCTATAGATACATTTGAATGGTTTTATAAAGAATTTGGCTTGAACATAAAAAATTAAATAAGATGAAAAACATACACATATTATCAGCTAAAAACCCAAGTAGGTTAGGTTTTAATAATAAATAGTTTGTTTTAGTTTAAAATAGTTTGTATATTTACATTATGAAGAGACAAATACAAAGTTATATTTCAGATGAAGATTATAGTAAACTGAAATTAATTGCAGAAAAAGAAGGTCTTTTATTTGCAACATTGATTAGACAAATTATTTTAAACTATTTAAAAACTAAGAAAGATGATTAAAGAATGGAAAGATATAATTGGTTATGAGGGATTGTATCAAGTTTCTAATTTTGGAAATGTAAAATCTTTAGATAGGGTTGTAAATAAACCTAATGGAGTTTCTTATATTAGAAAAGGTAAAATATGTAAACAATCTAAAAGTAATCTTGGCTATATGATTATTGGTTTTACTGTTAATAATATAAAAGTAAATAAGTATGTACACAGACTAGTTGCAGAAGCTTTTATTCTTAATCCTGATAATAAACCTCAAGTAAACCATATTGATTGTGATAAAGAAAATAATCATGCCAATAATCTTGAATGGTGTACTAATTCTGAAAATCACATACATGCTGCTAAAAATGGATTAAACAAACTTCATTTACATAGAGTTGCATATTCAGGTGAGAAAAATGGTAGAGCGTTATTATCAGAAGAACAAGTTTTAGAAATAAAACAAAAATATATTCCTTATAAATATTCAGCTAAAAAGTTATCAAAAGAATATAAAGTAAGTGAATCATGTATAACACACATTTTAAATAATACATCATGGAAAAAAATATCTACAAAATAGGAAAAGAATTGTTTATCACTTCTGAAGAGAATATTAAAGAGGGAGATTGGGTATTTAGAGAAGAAAGTGGAATGGCGAAATATACAGGGCACGGAAGTATGGAATGGTGGAAAAAAATCATCCTAACAACAGACCAATCATTAGATGGTGTACAACCTATTGATGATGATTTCTTAGAATGGTTTGTAGCTCATCCAAGTTGTGAGGAGGTTAAGGTTGTTCTTCATGAAGTATCTTATGTAATTGAAGATAACATTTACAAAATAATTATTCCAAAAGAATCTAAATTAGACTTAGTCTCATTATCTGACAGTCTTGATACTGCTCTAAAGAATGAGACTAAAGAAAGTTTAACCGAATGGTTGGAGAGTGGAAGAAAAGAAACTACTACACAATATTGTAACCACGATTTTGTTATAAAATATGGTGGATATGAATGCCAGAATTGCGGTATTGAATATGATGAAATTTAACAATCGGAGTGGCAGTCTTTTTACAATGCACTATAATGATTGTATACAGCATGTTATAAGCATTTTATATTTAAATTATGAAAATAGTAGAAAATCAAAAAATATATTGTTGTGAATTTTGCAATAAAAAACATTATAGAAAAAATATTATTTCACTACATGAAAGACAATGCAGATATAATGCAAAAAATAAACATAAATGTTTTCAATATTGTAAGTTTCTTGAAAAGATATATGATCCATGTGAAGAAAATGGATATGATAAATTAACTGAATTTACTTGTAAAAATGAAAAATGTAGTTTCTATGAGAAATCTTTATACTCATTTAAATATGAAAGATTTTACAGCAATAACTTAAAAATAGAAGAAAATGAATTAATTAGAATGCCTGTAGATTGTAATAATTATATTTTAGATGAAAATCACAAAGATTATAATTTTGAAACAGCTAAAATATTCAAATTTCAGGTTGATTCTAATTGCTTATAATGGTTTGGGGCTTTGCGTAGTGGTGGAAATAGAACCACAAAAGCTCAAATTTATTACTAATGTTAAATAGAAATACAAATGTCGAATAAAGTACAAAAGCCACCATTACGCAAAACCCATGTTAGTGGAAGTTTTTTTATCATTCCACTTCAAATTTATCCATTTGATATAATGGTTAGTATTGATGAAAAAGATGAAGTCCTACGTAATAGATTAGCAAAATATGGTTCTACAAAAGAAGATTGTGATGAACTAATGAATTTGTCTGATACAGTAAGAGGTCGTGCAGTAATGTTGCCATCAAATCAAACTGTAATAAGATTAAAAACACTTCCTAAAAAATATGACATGATGAGTGTGGTATCACATGAAGTATTTCATGCAACTGCGTTTATTTTAGACAAAATAGGAATGAAAATGGAACTATTTATAAGTGATGAGGCTTATGCTTATATGATTGGTTTTCTAACAACAGAAATTTATAAGAAACTCAAAATATGAGCAGTGGTTTAATTGCCTATAACGGACGGGTATTGGCGTTGTTGCTGATACCAAAAGCTAAATAGAATTACTAACTTTTAAATTAAAAACAAAATGATGAACGAAGAACAAAACAGCAATAACGCCAATACCTTGTTAGGTGCAGTACGGCAATTTGAGATATGGGTTGAAGGTTACGCTGCTACTGGTGAACACGGTACAGCCCAAATGATAGGTAAAGGATTTGGAAGCACGTTTGATGAAGCTGTAAAAGATTATATGAGTAAAAATCCAAAACACGGCATAGAAGAAAACGGTAGAAATAGATACATAAGCGAAGATACTTACAAAAACCGTAGAAGCAGTTGGAATATTTGGGCTTGTAACTTGTTTGACAATGAAGCTGATGCTCGGAAGTCGTTCGGGTAGTATTGCACCTAACTAAGATATATACGCATTACACATATACACCCAATTTGGCTCGCTATACGCAATAAACATAATAAAGGAGGAAAACAAAAATGAAAGTAAAATGTATGTCATGCGAAAAAGAGGTAGAATATTCTGAAGGTGTTTTTTGCTGTGAAGAATGCAGTAAAATAAAGCCTAAATTAAATATAAAAATAGATGAATATTCGTACAAGTGTGGAGATGGGTGCTGTGATCATTATGGCACTGTAACAACAGTTAATGGAATGGAACTACCCTGTCATAATCAAGATGCTGAAACAATGATCAGGCAAATACTGGAGCACTTGGGTTATGAGGTGAAAATGGAATCTTTGTATAATGGGGAAGAACTTTGTTAACAAATAAGGAGGAAAACAAAAATGAATGAAGATTTTGAAAGAATACATGCTATGGACAAAATGTATTTATATGAAATGGAAAAAAGAATGGAAGAAGAATATTGGCAATGGTGTGAAGAACAAGAAAGACTTCCAGCTAATATAGTTCTTATTAAAACAAATGTAAATGAAACTAAACTTAAGCCCTCATCATTTTGAGGAAATAATCAAGAAGTCTTATTCGTTAGATCACATTTATTTATTAAAAATGATATATGATCAGCTTGACATTAGTACTCTCTGCGAAGAGAGTGCTAAAGTGAATGCTTTATATTCTTCATTAAAAAGAAAAGGTCTCATAAGTGAAACTGAGGATAAGATAACAACATTAGGACAAGAATTACTTATATTTATAGATACAAAAGATAATAGCAGATTTGTAAAGAAGAAAAATGATGATTCTTCTTTTGAAGAATGGTTTAAGACTTATCCAGGTACTGATTCTTTTGAGTATAAAAATAAAACATTTACAGGATGCAGGAGTCTTAGACAAAATAAAGATGATTGCAGACTTAAATTCAATAAAATTCTACTTGAAGGAGAGCATTCAGCAGATATAATGATAGGAGCTCTAAAATATGATGTAATACAGAAAAAAGAGCAATCAATAAAAACTTCAACAAATAAACTTACATATATGCAGAATAGTCTGACATATTTAAATCAAAGAAGTTTTGAACCATTTATTGAATTAATTAAAGAAGGACATAAAATTGAAGAAACTAAAAACAATGGAGGCACTGATGTATGAGAGCATTTTCAAATATTGAACAAGGAAGACAATTATTCTCTGATCTTTTAGAAGCACATAAGGAATATATACTTAGTAGTATGACACCTATTGATCAGGATGTAGCTAATCAAAAGACCAGATTTACTAAATTTCTATGCTGGGTGGTATATGGTCATTTAATTGATAAAGAAGGAATTTGTCGTAGATGTGGAAAGAAATTTAAAAAAATATAAATATGGAACCATTTACTATTAAAGATGTAACAGAAAAAGAAATAGACAGACTAACACAACAATTTCCTGAAATGATGAAGGATCTTGGTGTATATATTACTCTTAAGACTAAAAAAGGATGTATTAATGTAGAAACTTTTTCATTAGAATTATATAAATTTCTTAAAACAGAACTAAAATGAGTGCAATTGATGATATTAATGACATTTGGGGCAGAGTAACAACAGCTACAGCTCCTGTTGGAAATATTGAAACAACATATGTTCCTAAAAAACAAATAACATATACTGAGGATGAAGTGGAACGTTTAATATATACAGTATTTGCTCTTCATTATGGTAGTCCTGAAGACTTTTGGGAAAGACATAAAAAGAAATAATGCCAAGCAGATATGTAAAGGTTTTTGAGAAGAAACAAGTGGGTAGAAAGAAATGTCCCTATGAAGAGCAAAAAATATCTCTGACAATATATGTCAGACGTAATAAAATGGAAGAGCTTGGTGGTGCAGACAGAGTGAGGAAATTAATCTATGATGCAATAATATGAATTTTAAACTGCTGGAACAAGAAGTTAAAAGAGGACTTAATGAGAGAAACAAAGGAATTCCTATGGGATTCAACAGACTCAATAAATATATAGGAATAAGAAAATCTATGTATTTCTTAGTAGGTGGAAATGCTGGATCTGGAAAGACCTCATTCATAGATAATTGCTTTGTATTAAATCCTGTTGATTGGTATTTGTCTGATGAAAACAAAACTAATGTCAAGCTCAAGATAATATACAGATCTATGGAGAGAAGCAAGACATATAAATTAGCTAAATGGATTTGCAGAAAGATATTTCTTGATGAGGGTATTATCATTCCTGTTGATAAGCTATTAGGATGGACAACTAAGATGACTAAAGATGAACATGATCTCTTTCTATCATATAAAGATTATATGGATGAGATGAGTGAAGTGATTACAATCATTGATGGTTCTGAAAATCCTATTGGTATAGCAAAGGATTTAAAAGCTCATGCATTAGCTAATGGAAAAATAGAACAAATAGATGAATACAATAAAATCTATATTCCTAATGATGAAAATGAGATAACTATAGTTTTGCTTGATCATATTGGATTGTTAAAGACTACTAAAGAACTTGCTACGAAGAAGCAAGCCATTGATAAAATGAGTGCTGAATTACAGCATGCCAGAGATTTCTATGGCTATACTCCTGTAGTGGTGAGTCAATTCAATAGGAGTATTTCTAATGTAATGAGAATTAAAGCAGGTGATGTGGAGCCTCAGTTAGAAGATTTTGCTGACAGTTCCACTACACAAAATGATGCTGATGTTATATTAGGACTGTTTGATCCAATCAGATATAAAGTGAGTGACTTTTCAGGATATGATCTTGATAAACTTAAAGATGATTCTGGAGCTAAATATTTTAGGAGTCTTAGACTTATGAAGAATTCATATAATTCAGATGATCTTCGTATAGGCTTTGCATTTATGGGAGAATTGGGAATGTTTAAAGAACTCCCTTTAAAAAAGAATATTACAGATGCAGATTATGCTAGTGTATTAGATAAAAGTTATTTTTTTAAAAGATAAATTATGACAGAAGAATTTTTAGATGGATATCAAAGGTATCTTTTTTATATGGGTTTTAATTTTGAACAAATTGAATTTATAAAAAAACAAAGAGCTTATTATACTCTTATTAGAGAAGAAGAATATTTTGATATAGACTCTTATGAAAGAGATATGTGGTATACTATGAATCAAAGTGGACTTTTTGAAGATAATAAAGATAACAAGAGTGATATTACTGATTGGACTCCTGATGATACACGAATGTTTATAACACAAGTATGAGTAGACGAGATGAAAGACAAGTAGAGTTTGCTAATAAATGGTTAGAAACTAAATGGGGGATCATTTATGCTGCTCCTCGTACAGGAAAATGTAGAATTGCATATATTATTCTTAAAGAATTTATTGTAAATGCTAATATATTAATAGTTTATCCTGATAATAAGATAAAAAAGAGTTGGGAAGATGAGTTTAAAATAATGAATTATAAAAATCCTAATATTGTTTTTACTACTTACCTTTCATTAGGAAAACATATGAAAGCTTGGGATTTAATTATATGTGATGAGTTACATACCCTATCTCCCAACCAAATAGAAGTATTGAAAGAGTTTCCTAATTTTAAGACTTATAGTAATGTTTTAGGCTTAAGTGGTACAATTAGTAAGGAAACAGCTAAAACTCTCTTATATGATCTTAAATTACCTATTGTAGCTGAATATTCTATAGAACAGGCTATTGCTGAAGGTGTTGTTACAGATTATGAAATTAATGTTATAAAAGTAAATTTGGATAGTGTTGTAAAGCAGAATTTCAAAGGAAAATTTAAAACAGAAAAACAACAATTTGATAATATTTCTTGGGTAATAGATAAATTAGAAAAAGAAGGAAAAGATAGCTTTTTTATGAAATTAGCCAGAATGAGAGTGATACAAAATAGTTTAGCTAAATTAAATAAAACTAAACTTCTTCTTTCTATGAATAGTGGTAAGAGAATATTAGTATTTACAGGAAATACAACTATAGCTGATAAATTAGAAATACCAAGTTTTCATAGTAAAAGTATAGATAAGGATGTATTTGATGCTTTTGCAAGTGGTAATGGTAATCATTTAGCTGTATGTAAAATTGGATCTACAGGAAAAACTTTTCTTCCTTTAGATCATGTTATAATCAATTTTACTGATAGCAATTCTCAAAACTTAACACAAAGAATAAATCGTTGTTTGGGTTTAGAGTATTCAAATCCTGAAAAGAAAGCTAAAATTTACCTTATTTCCAGTAATGAGAGTATTGAAGAAAAATGGGTAAAGAGTGCATTAAGTATGTTTGACAATACTAAAATTAAATATGTATGACAGAAAAAGAAAAAGAAAAGCTTAAAGAGCTTAAACAAGAACTCAAATGGTATATAAAAGCATATAATATTCTTATGGATCATTTTGATACTATTCCTGATGAAGATAAAATTAAAGTGAGTAAAAAACTTGATAAATTAGGATTGTAAAATTAGTTTTTAATGAAAAAAATGAGTAAATTTAATCCTTATATATTTATAAACACATGAAAAACAACTATGTATGGCAAAAGATGATTTGACATTACCAGATGAAATTAGTAAAGTGGTACTAACAGCTCCTAGAGATCTTGTAGTACTTGGAATCCCTAAAAGTGGTAAAGGAACAATACTTGGAAACTTTACAGAAAAATACAATGCTATTGTATTAGATCTTGAAAAAGGAGGATATGAATATATTCCTGCCAGAAAACTTTCTACCTATACAGAACAAAGTACTACAAGATGGGAAAGCTTTCAAAACTATATTAAATATCGTAATTTACTTTTAGATAATAAAGGAAAATATGATTATTTAATAATAGATGGACTATCTGATCTTGATGATTTATCTGACTTAGGAGGCACACTTACTTATATGAATGGTGTTATAGGTAAAAAATTCAATAGAGAAGGAAATATGGAAAATGGAAGAAAATTTACTCCAATAGATAGTGAATTTAAATCTGTTTTAACTCTTCCTGAAGGAGCAGGATATATGCATACAAGATCTTGGTTTTTACAACAAGTAGAAATTTTTAGACAAATTGCTCCTTATAGAATTTGGGCTGCTCATCTTGCTGATAAATACATTAAAGATAATGGAAAAGAGGAAGTGATTGGTGCTGAAATTGCACTTACAGGAAAGTTAAAAACTATTTTTGCATCAAGAGTTACAGCTTTAGCTAAATTAGTTGTAGAAGGAAATGAAAGATGGTTAAATTTTGATGTGCAAAATGATAGTATTGTTGCTGGTAGTAGAGCTCCTCAATTAAAAGGAAGAATATTAATATCTAAACAAGATAAAGAAGGAAAAACAGAAACTTATTGGGAACAAATTTATAAATAAAATGATCACAGGAATATATACAATAACAAATAGCTTAAATAATAAGAGATATGTTGGATTTTCTAACAATATTGATAAAAGATTAGGAAGGCATATACAAGATTTAAATAAAAATAAACATCATTCTGGACATTTGCAAGATTCTTGGAATAAATATGGAAAAGATAATTTTTTATTTGAGACTCTTATAGAATGTGAAGAAAGATTTTTACCCAGTGAAGAACATTATTGGGCTACAATGTTAAATGTACATAATCCTGAATTTGGTTATAATGTTAGATCTACTCATCCTGAAGGAAAAAATAGACAAACAGAAAATACTAAAAATAAAATAGCATTATCTAATACTGGTAAAACAAGAAATTTAGAACAAAAAGTAAAAATGTCAAATAGTGCTAAAAATAAATTTAGTAATGGATTTATTGTTTGGAATAAAGGGAAACAAGATATCAAAGTATCTGAAATAACTAAATTAAAAATAAAACAAACAATGCTAAATAAAAAATTAAATACTAATAATGGTGTTGGTTTTTTAAGAAGAAGAGCTGTTCTACAATATTCATTAGATGGAATTCTTATTAAAGAATGGGAAAGTTTAACAGAAGCAAGTTTATATTTTTCAGGAAATAAATGTAGTGCTATTCATAAAGTTTGTAATGGTAAACAAAAAGTAGCTTATAAATATTATTGGAAATGGAAAGATTAAAAGTAATCTACAATTAGTAGTAGAAAAAGTACGTGAATATTATAAATAAACAATTTAAAATTAAAGCAAATGGCAATTGGAGGAGTTAAGAGAGAGAAGAAAGAATTCTCAGATGTAATTAAAAGAGTTGGACTCTTTGAAGCAAAGGTAGTAGCTATTAATCCTAGTGAAGAAGAATTTTTAAGTGTATTAGGAAAAACACTAAAAGAGGATAGTAAATCTACTGAGTATTTGGGAAAAAGCAAGGATGGTAATATTTTTGTGAGAATTGATGTATGGTTACAGGATGTTAAAGATGTATCTGAAGAAGATAAAGAAGTTGGTAAATATAAAGTGACATTTTTCTTGGAAAATAAAGAAAGAGAAAACAAAGATTTTACCAAAAAACAATACATTAATAATGTTGGAAAATGTACATGGGCTGTAGATGAAGACAGTCTTCCTTCCTGGTTTGCTAAAGGAGAATCAAGAGTAGCATTTATTGGAGAAGAAGACATCTATAATTTTATGAGGACTTGGCTTGGAGAAATTGATTTTAAGAATGAAGAAGCTATTCTTTTAATGGATTGGAAAAAGCTTATGAAAGGCAATGTTAAAGAGCTTAAAGATCAAATTGATGGAGAATGGTGTTCTAAATTTGCTGCTCTTGCTACTATCAGAGTGAAAGAGAAAGAAGGAGAAATAAAAGAATATCAAGGAGTCTTTAATAAAGCTTTTATTCCTGAATATAGTCTTAAGCATTTCAGATTGGTAGATTATAACAATCCTAAGCTTATTGAATCTATTAAGAATAAGAAACCCAAAGATCAAAAAGTACATGAAAAATTCATTGCTGATGTCTGTGGAGATTATGGATCTAAGGATTATTATATTCTTAAAGACATTCAGGATTATAACCCTTCTGACAATTTTGTAGCTTCAGATGATGTTATGGCTTCTGATGATTCTGAGTATTAATCAGTAATATTAATATAGCTCCTTACTAGAAATGGTAAGGAGCTTTTATTTTTTTAGTATGATAACAGGAATAAGAAAAATACCAGTAACTCCTGCAGCTATATTGAATCTAATATCTCCTTATGATATATTCAGATATTATTTTATAAGTAAAGATTGGAAGGTTAATCATATTACCAATAGTCCATTTAGAAAAGATGAACATCCTTCATTTCTTATTGGAAGTAAAGGAGGAGAATTACATTTTATAGATTTTGCTGATACACAATACAGAGGAAGTTGTTTTGATTTTGTACAAATGTTATATCACATTGATTCTTTCTATGATGTTCTATGTAAAATTGACAATGATTTTGGTTTAGGTATAGTAACAAAAAATAATAAAGTTGATTATAAACAAATCATTTCTCAATATATTCAACCAGAATCATTAGGAAAAAGATATTCTCTTATTCAAGCAATCACAAGAAAATTTAGAAAAGAAGAATTAGATTATTGGAAAGAGTATTATCAAACTATAGATGATCTCAAAGAGAATAACATTCATTCTATAAAATGTCTTTATTTAAATAAACAGAAATTCTGTCTTAAGGAAGAAGAACTTAGATTTGGTTATTTGTATGAAGGAGGGTTTTGGAAGCTTTACAGACCATATAATGATAAGAAAAGTAAATGGGTATCCAATGTACCACTTGCCACTGCTTATGGCTTAAACAATCTTAATAAAGAAAATAACACACTTATATGTAAATCTTTAAAAGACTATTTGGTATGTAGAAAAATCTATGACAATGTATGTCATATACAAAATGAAAGTCTTGCAGCATTTTCTCATGCAACAGTAGAATATATTAGAGAGAATTCAAAAGAAGTATTTTATGCTGGAGATTCTGACAGAGCAGGGAAAGAAGCAAGTTATGCAATTACAAGAGCTTTTGGATATAAACACATAAACCCAGTGGACAGGCTTCTTCCTTTAGTTAAAGATTTTGCAGATTGGGCAAAATTAGAAGGATTAGATGTAGTAAAAAATCATTTTATAAAGAAAGGATTATTATGAATGGTGGAATTGGAAGTATAAGATTTAGAGGAATAAATCTTGAATTAGAATATGAATCAGATGCATTTGTTCCTGCTATATGGACATTATCAAATGGTGATCCTTAATAAACTCCTAAAAATCACAGCTTTAACAGCTAATTATTCAATTAATTTTTGTATATTTATATACTAAAACTATAAATATGGAATGGACAGATGTTTTTTATAATGGAAAAGAGACTAATTTACAAGTCACAACTTGTGGAAGAGTAAGAAAAATATTTCCTAATTGGTCAGTTCGAGATAATGGAAAATGGAAACATAAAATTGGAAATATTGACTTTTCTATTTTAAAGACCAATAAAGGATATCTATGGACTTCTTTTATGATTAATGGAATAATAAGAAAGCATGCTGGAGTACATCAGTTGATTGCTGCTGCTTTTTTAAAATATCAATTTGATGGAATGAGAACTGTTATTCATCATAAAGATTTTAATAAGTTAAATAAT